AATAACCTGATCGAAGAAGCCTTCGAACGGTGCGGGGTAGAGCTGCGTACTGGTTACGACCTGCGTACAGCGCGTCGTAGTTTGAACCTGTTGACAATAGAGTGGGCAAATAAGGGGATAAATCTCTGGACTATTGAACAGGGGTCGATCCCCATGGTTCAGGGGACGGTTACCTACAACCTTCCTGCAGACACGATTGATCTGCTGGACCACGTGATTCGTACGCAGTCGGGTATCAACCAGACCGACATCAATATTACCCGTATTAGCGTAGATACTTACGCTACCATCCCCAACAAGCTGACCCAAGGCCGTCCCATTCAGGTCTGGATCAACAGGCAGTCAGGTGCAAAGTATCCGGTGGGCGGGCAACCTGCGGGTACGGATGTGGCTACGGGTATTGACTACCCGAACATTAACGTCTGGCCGTGCCCCGACCAGAGCAATTACTACACCTTCGTATACTGGCGGCTGCGCCGTATTCAGGACGCCGGAAATGGCGTCGATACGCAGGATATCCCCTTTCGTATGCTGCCCTGCATGGTGGCTGGGTTGGCCTATTATCTGGCCCTGAAAATCCCAGATGCCCTTGAACGGGTGCCCATGCTGAAGGCCATGTACGACGAGCAGTGGCAGTTGGCGGCGGATGAGGACCGTGAGAAAGCCTCCCTCCGTCTGGCCCCTCGCCAGATGTTCTTCTAGGGGGCGTAGATGCCCAATAGGTTTGCTTCCGGTAAAAAGGCTATCGCAGAGTGCGATAGATGCGGCTTCAGATATAAGCTGAAAGAACTCCGGCAGCTCGTCATCAAGACAAAAAACGTCAATATTCTGGTCTGCCCCACCTGCTGGGAACCCGACCAGCCCCAGCTCCAGCTGGGTATGTACCCCGTGGACGACCCCCAAGCCCTGCGCAACCCGCGTCGGGATAACAGCTACCTTCAGGCCGGTCTGACTGGCCTGCAAATCCTGACGGTAAACCCGCCGGTCCCCAGCGCGGAGGATGCTTTTGGCACGCCTTCTGGTGGTAGCCGTGTTATACAGTGGGGATGGGACCCGGTAGGGTTGAATAATCCGTTAAATCTGTCTGGCCTTGTAAATACCCTTTTGGGACAGGGTCAGGTAGGCACCGTAACTATACAGACTACATAGGAGTAGAATATGGCTAAGAACGATATCAAGCAGGACAAGGCCATGGTTAAGGCCGCTGTCCATAAGCACGAAAAGGGTATGCACCCGGGTAAGCCGATGACCAAGTTGGCTAAGGGCGGCAAGACCAATATGCAGATGAAGGATATGGGCCGTGGTCTCGCCAAGGTGGCGAACCAGAAGAAGTCCGTGCGCTCTGTCCGTAAGGCGGGAATTTAACATGGCCGAGAAGATTTACAGGAAGCCGAAGCCGGTTCCGATTAACGGTAACAGTGGCTATCCGAACAACGTCGCTAACACCCAGACGCAGAAGACACGCGGCACTGGTGCGGCCACGAAGGGTACTGGTCACAGCACGAAGATGGGCTAAATGAACTACGCCACGCTTGTCAGCACGATCAAGGCTTATACTGAGAACGACTTCCCGGATACGGAGGGGTCTGGCGGTCTTACGTCTACCCAGCAGATTGATACGTTTATAGAGCAGGCTGAAACCCGTATCTATAACAATGTACAGCTTTTGGACTTGCGTAAGAACGTTACGGGTAATGCCTCCTTGGGTAATATGTACCTGAGCGTACCGTCTGACTGGCTGGCTAACTTCTCTTTGGCTGTGATCGACCCGGTTACTGGTGGGTATGAATACCTGCTGAACAAGGATGTTAACTACATCCGTGAGGCGTTCCCGTACCCGGCAACCACTGGCAAGCCCACTCACTACGCCATGTTTGACCAGAACTCCTACATTCTTGGCCCGACACCCGATGCCAACTACAACATGGAGCTACATTACTTCTACTACCCGCCGTCTATTGTGACTGCTGGTACGTCGTGGTTGGGCGATAACTTCGACACCGTGCTGCTTTACGGGTCTTTGTTGGAAGCCGCGACTTACATGAAGAGCGAAGCTGACGTAGTGGCGCAGTACCAAAATCGGTACAACGAAGCTCTGGCACAACTGAAGGCACTGGCGGAAGGCAAGAACCGGCAGGATATGTACAGAACCCAGCAAGTCCGTTACCCGGTGAGATAAGATGTTTGACGTTATTAGTGGCAACATTGGCAGCGTTATGGTGCAGGCGACCCAAGGGCGTGGTGCGTCTCCCGAAGAGCTGGCTGAACGGGCTCTGGATAAGATCATTTATGTCGGGGGTAATGCGCACCCGGCTATCCGTGAGCAGGCCGAAGCGTTCAAAGACAGCATTCGCTCCGTGCTTGTGTACTACATGAATGAGGCCGTTAGGGCTCACAACGTGACTCTGGTTAGTAAGTTCAACAAGGCTGGCTACCCAGAGCTGGTTAAAATTCTAGATAATTAAGGAGACTTACATGGCGATTACGCAGGCGATGTGCACTAGCTTCAAGGCTGAGATTCTCTTGGCCGTGCATGACTTCCGCGCTACTGGTGGCGACACCTTCAAACTGGCGCTTTACACTTCTTCGGCTTCTATCGACGCCAACACTACGGCGTACACGTCTTCGAACGAAGTTTCTGGTACTAACTACTCGGCTGGTGGCGGTTCGCTGTCCAATCTGGGTGTGGTTACGTCCAACAACACCGCTTCGACGGGTACTGGCTTTACGGATTTCAGCGACCTTACCTTTGCCAACGCGACCATCACGGCTCGCGGTGCGCTGATCTACAACAGCACTCCGTCCGCTAACTCCAACGCCAACACCACCCTGACCAATGCGGCTGTGTGCGTGCTGGACTTTGGTTCGGACAAGACCTCCACGGCTGGTGATTTCACCATCATCTTCCCGGCGGCTACCAATGCGGCGGCTATCATCAGGATTGCCTAAATGGCTTTGGTTCTAGCGGATCGCGTAAAAGATACTACGACTACGACTGGTCAGGGCACGGTTACCCTTAGCGGGACTGCGCCTACTGGTTTTCAGAACTTCTCAGTTATCGGTGACGGGAACACTACCTATTATACGATTGCCGGTGGTTCTGAATGGGAAGTCGGTATCGGTACCTACACGTCGTCAGGTACCACGCTTTCGCGTGATACGGTGCTTTCTTCCAGTGCGGGCGGCACGACCAAGGTTACGTTCTCCGCAGGCACTAAGGATGTGTTTGTCACGCTTCCCGCTGAAGTTGTTCCGAACTACGTCTATACCAAGACTACCTTCACAGCCACGGCTGGGCAGACCACCTTCACGGTGGCCTATACCGTTGGGTACATAGATGTCTACCTGAACGGCGTGAAGCTGACGACGAGCGAATACACGGCGACAAACGGCACAAGCGTTGTGCTGGGAACTGCTGCGGCGCTTAACGATATTGTTGAAACCATCGCGTGGTCAACATTTTCTGCCACCAACACTAATATCGGCGTCGGCACGGGTACGTCACTGGCGCTGGGCGGCGCAACTATTGGCACTAATGCTCTGGCGGTTACTGGGACGGCGGCTATTAGCGGCGCGACTACTTTGGGCGTTGCCTCCACCACCCAAGGCTCCCTTGTCCTTGCCAATACTTCAGCCAATTCTACCACCATCAAGTCCAGCAACAGCGCCAGCGCGGCTTACACCATCACCTTGCCGGTTTCAGCTGGAACCAGCGGGCAAGTGCTTTCAACTGATGGGACAGGCATTACGTCGTGGATTACGGTTAGCGGCGCGGAATACGGCACATGGACGCCGGGGCTTTCGTTTGGCGGTGGTACGACTGGCATAACATACGGTGGTCAATCCGGGACGTATGTAAAGGCCGGGAGAAGCGTTCTTTACGGTATATACATCAACACGACCAGCAAGGGTTCGTCCACGGGTCTAGCACGGATTACCGGATGCCCGTATACCGTTGAAAGCGGATCGACTACCAGATACTCATACGGCCAGCCGGTAAACGGCGGGAGCGGTATTACCGTTACTTCTGCTTACACGCTATTCCTTGGAACATATTACACGGGAAGCGCGACAACGCTGGATTTCTATGAAGTCTCACTCGGCACGCCATCGTCCATGAGCAATACAGCGTTTTCCAACAGCATGACTTTTTATGGGTCCGTTTCTGTTATTACTACCGCTTAAAGGATATAAATATGCACAAACGCGCAGACATTGACCGCATCGACTTCCAGCCTGACGGCACGATGATGGTCCGCATTGCCAAGTATCTGGTGGACGACGATGGCTCCATTCTGAACATGGGCAGCGACAGCAAATACCATGCGACATCGTTCATCCCGGCTGGGCAGGATCACGAAGCCACCATTGAGGCCAACAACGCTGATCTAATCCGTCAGGGGGTTGGCGCGGTGCCGTCCGACCAGTGGGATAACGTCCGCACCCTTATCGCGGTCAAGCACACGCCGGAAGTCATCAAGGCTTACCAAGACGCCCAAGCCGCTGCGCGGGCTGCTAGGGACGCAGAACGCGGACTGTAAACCATGGCTATTAACCGCAACCTATCCATCCTTGCTCAAGGCGCTAGTTCTACTGGCAACCTGTTGAACTACGCGGGCGCGAACAAGATCATCAATGGGGATATGGTGATCGACCAGCGCAATGCTGGGGCAAGTGTGACGCCTACGGTCAATCCGACCTACACCTTAGACAGGTGGGCCACCGTTTTCAGTGCGGCGAGTAAGTTCAGCGTTCAGCAAAATGCTGGTTCCGTGGCTGTTCTTGCGGGGATGCCGAAAAACTACGCAGGCATCACATCGCTCTCCAGCTATTCGCTCTCAAGCAGCGACTATTTCTTCCTAACCCAGTATATTGAAGGTTTGAATTGCGCGGACCTGAACTTCGGAAGCTCTATCGCAAGTGACATAACTTTGTCGTTCTGGGTGCGGTCAAGCCTGACAGGAACCTTTGGTGGCGTGCTACAGAATTCTGCTCAAAATCGTACTTACTGTTTTAGCTATTCTATTGCTTCAGCCAATACTTGGACGAAAATTTCAGTCACAATTCCGGGGGATCAGAGCGGCACTTGGCTGACTACCAACGGAATAGGTCTACGCATATTCTTCACACTTGGCACCGGCTCGACGTTCAAAGGCACTCCTGCCGGGTGGAGCGCCGCTGCTATATTTGCCCCAACTGGTGCTGTTGATATTGTAGCGACTAACAGCGCAACTTGGTACGTCACGGGCGTCAAGCTGGAAGTCGGCACCGTCGCCACGCCATTCGTGCCGGATGATTATCAGGTGTCGTTGGGGAAGTGTCAGCGGTACTATAGCAAATCTTATGACACAGAAGTTGCTCCCGGCACTTCAGCCGGAGCAGGAACTTATTACATGAGCGGATCAACAGATAACTCAAGCCTTCTGCTTGGACCCATTGCTTTCAAAGTCAAGATGAGGGCCGTCCCTACCATGCTGGCGTTTAGGAATCCCGGTACTGCAAGCATCTGGGATTATGGGCGCAACGGAGCAACAGGGACAGCCACAGTTACATTTACCTCTATCGGCCAGCAAGGTTGTACTCCTTATCTTGATGCAGGCGCTGCTTGGGTTGTCGGGTTTATGTATGGTCAATGGACAGCAAGTGCGGAGCTATAAGATGGAAACATATGGGCTGATCTCTTTTCGTGGAATTGTCGAAGGTGTGGTGCGAGATGACGGGGCAACTATCCCCTTCGCCCCAGACAACACCGACTACCAGCAGTTCCTAAAAGACTGGAAAAACGGCGCGGAAGTGCTGGACGCGGACGGCAATCCGCTACCTTACAGCGATGAAGCGTTAGCAGCCTTGGAAGTTAAGTGACCACTGCGTTTCAAACAAACGCCTTTCAGAACAACCCCCCGGTGGTGACGCCGCCTCTGCCTTGGGCTTAAACAGGACGTACTAAAATGGACGACCAGATCGCGCTCCTTCGTGAGCAAGCCAAGATTGAGCTGACCAAGCTGGAGGCCGCTGCGTCGGCCAAAGATGTTGCGGGGAAGGCTATTGGTAAGCAGGGGCTGTTCTATATCACCCTGATCGTTGTGATCGGCGTGGGCGCATCTATTGTGCTGGAAAACCAGAAGATCGCCGCCGTTATGGGCCTGCTGGGTGCGTCCCTGACCGCCCTGATCTCCATGCTGACCGGCATAGCCG